GAAAGTTCCCTTTGGTAGAGCGTGGAAAGAAGAACTGACAGTAAATGATTCTGCTCTGATGATTGAGAGAGAGCCTGAGAAGTTCAAAGCTATTGGTGTATTCACAGGTCAGAAATCAGATGGTCTTGTGATATTTGACGTAGATAGAAACTTGGGTGCTATCGAAAAGAAATGGGGTAAAGATCTCAAAAAAGCACCAAAGGTTACATCACTTAGAAAAAATGCTGCTAAATTTCTTTTCAAAGTTCCACAGGATCTTGTAACTGAAGTTGCTTCTATCTCACAGACTGCTGCTGGACAGGAGGGTTGGGAAGTTTTATGGGGAGGACAAGGTGTAATAGCTGGTGAGTATTACAAGAAAGGAGTAGGAAAAGGTAAATACAAGTTAGAAGGTGATCTGTTCGATGTGCCAGTTGCCCCAGAATGGCTACTGTCTCGCATGAAAGATCAGTACAAGAAGAATAATCAAGATGTCGATATTAAGTATGTTGATAACAGGTGGAGTAAACGTACCAAGGAAGAAAGAATTGCTATCGTTAGTGGCTGTTTGAGTGTTATCGGACACAAAGGACCTAACCAAGAACATTATTGGTGGGAAATAGGTGCGATGATAAACAACGAGCTACCAGGAATTGAAGGTTTAGAACTTTGGAGAGAGTGGTCTAAGAAAGATCCTGACTATGAACATTGTTGGGAAGATGGCGAAGATCCTTGTGCTGCTAGATGGTATGCAACATGGAGAAATGATGGTGCTAGATACAACATGGCTCATCTTATAGATTTAGCAGATAGGGTCGATCCAGATAGAAAAAGATTTAAACAGGTTGGTTTAGACAAACTTATAGATGAAGTGATGGCTATACCGCTTAGATACAAAGAAGAAGTGTTAGATGGTGAAGATCTTATCCAGCGATATATGGATATTGACAATGATCCTAAAAATGAGAACCCTGCGTTACATAACCAAGCGGTTCATAAATTAGCTATTGAAGCCAAGCGTGGTAATGCTGCTGAGATTGAGAGATTAGTTGATACTCACGAAATGTTTAATAGAACTAAAGGTCAGAAACCTTTGGCTATTGATGAGTTAGACGACACACCTTTTGAATATTTGATTCCAGGATTGCTACCTAAACCTTGGACTCTGTTAGTTCATGCAGACGGTGGTACAGGAAAGACTGCTATGTGTCAGACAATAGCCAAGCATATTGGACACGGCAAAGCATTTAATGTTTATGGTGCTTTAGTTAACGTGCCAGTTGGTAAGGTTCTTTGGTTAAACGGAGATCAGAACGAAAGGATACTGCGTAGGCAGATGAAACTTATTGGGTGTGATAAGAATGTTCGAGTGGTTACTGAGTGGGATATGCAGTGGTATAGCAGATTTAAGAAAATGCAAAACAAATATGCTTACGATCTAGTAGTTATTGATAGTTTAGATGGTTGTAATGACAGCAACCCATACGAAGAGAACAGAAGGGAATATGCGTTACCTATCAAAAAACTTGTAAGAAGAAATGGTCAAGACTTTCCTGCTTGTTCAATAATTATTATTCATCACAATACTAAAGAGGGTAAATTCAGGGGAACTACTGCAATTAAAAATGCGGTAGATGAGACATGGAATATGAAAAAGCTATCAATGAATGATGCTGCACAGATGGGTCTTACAGCAAATAGCAGATTAGTTAGCGTTGAGAAGTCCAGAGAGGATCGTGAAGGGTTGAAGATGATATTTACTCTGCTACCTGACTACACATACTCTATAAGCCCTGCACCAGACAATACAGATGAAGTTAGGATTGACACTCCAAATAAACATACTTTAGATATATTGCGTTTGATGAGAACAGAACCTAAACCTTGGTGCGTTAAAGATTTAGTTGAGCACGATACAGTGGGTGGTATGCACAGGAAACGTGCCATAGTTTATAGTTTAAATAAATTAGAAGATCAGAAACTAATTGAAGAAGTTGACGTACCAAAAACTAATAATAAAGGAGGTAGACCATCTAAATTTTATAAAGCTATTGGAAAAGAATTACCAAAGTCTTTTAGTTCCCTCGTGCGTGATATACCCCGAAATGATGTGTATAAACCTAATAATGTAGATGTAGCAACGGATTTGAATAACAATGAAATTGGTAAAAACCCTAGTATTGTAAAAACCTCAGAAGATAGCGGAGGTTTATACAAAGAGGAGGTTAATACAAAACCGATTGTTGTTGAAAGCTCTTCCCCTGGAACGGAAGAAGGTTTATACACAGATAGCACTGGCTATATAGACGAAAACCAAAAATTCTGGGAGCAGTAGTAATTGGATCAACCAATAATAAAAGTCACTATCTACGAAGAGCAAAGTCCTACCGAAGATAGTCCACTAGCTACTGTGCGTTATACAGAGTATTCAGACAAACTTAGAAGAAAAGTACATAAAGTAAATCAGGTTGAGTATTACGATCCAGTGTATTTTCACAGTCAGGTTTTACAGGCTGTCAGTTTTGGGCTTGATGTTTCTATATGTACACAACTCAGTGTAAGTACTTTACAGAAGAAGTTAAGTTACTGGACAAAATAATCTATTGTGATACAATAATAGAGCATATTTATAGGTTCTTCCATGACCTCAACAATTACTAAACAAGAATATTCTGTCTATTACGGAATATCAGAATTAAAAAGATTGCAGACTGCACACAGTATTGCATTTGATACAGAAACATTACAGCTACAACCAGAGGAAGGTAAGCTCCGACTAATTCAGTTGGGGTCTTTTTCTTCTAAATCTATAGTAGTCATTGACTGCTTTGAATTAGAGCGTAGTGATTGGAATTACTTGGAGGATTTTTTCAGTAATACCAATAGATATTGGCTGGCACACAACGCAGTATTTGATCTCGGCTGGTTACAGGAGCACGGCATACACCCTGAAGGATTTGTGCGTTGCAGTATGTTAGCCAGCAGGTTACTTACTAATGGTATCCCACAGACTAAGCATGGTCTTGATGCACTAGCTAAAAGACAGCTTGATATGAACATATCTAAAGAACAGCAGAAGTCTGATTGGGGTGCTGAAACTTTATCCAAAGAACAGCTAATCTATGCTGCAAAAGATATTGAAGTACTACTTGAGTTGGATCAAGTATTAGATAGAAAGCTAAGAAACGCACAGCTACACAGAGCATATACGTTGGAGTGTAGAGCACTTCCAGCTATGGCACAGATGTGGAGAGTTGGGCTACCTTGGAATAGAGAAGAGCTAGAACAATGTCGTATCGACTATGAAGATGACATTAAAGAGTTGGGTAATGAATTTATCAGAGAACTTGATAATGACTTACCACTTGGAAAAAAGTTACCTAGAAATGAAGATGGTACATTTAATCTTCGTGCGAAAGACCAAGGCTCAGTCAGACTAGGTACTAAAAAGTATGCAGGATTCAATATTAAAAGCTCTAAACAATTACTTGAAAAACTTGAGTTAGTTTTGGGTTATACACCAGTGAACAATGATGGTAAGCCTAGTGTTGCTAAAGATGCTCTGAAGAATTGTGCTGCTGATTCTCCCACGATCCAGACACTTATGACTTGGAAGCGTAGAGAAAAGCGTAGACAAATGATAGAAAGCATACAGGATAAGATGTCAGATGATGGATTTGTCAGAGCATCATATATGCAACTTGGGGCAGATACAGGCAGAATGTCTAGTATCAAACCAAACAATCAGCAGATACCAAGAGATTCAGAGTTCAGACAATGTGTGCAAGCTCCCCAGGGTTGGAAGATAGTAGATGCTGACTTTTCACAGATGGAGTTACGTCTTGCTGCTGCTTTAGCTAAAGACAAGAACATGACTGCTGCATTTCAACGTGGTGAAGATTTACACGACTATACGGCTGAACAAATGGGGTGTGATAGACAGATAGCTAAATCAGCTAACTTTGGTTTGCTATATGGTGCTGGTGCTGAAGGTTTACGAAAGTATGCAGGAAGCAGTGGTGTAATCATGTCCAGTGATGAAGCTATGAAGATTCGTGATAATTGGCTTACTACATATAGCGGTATTCGTGATTGGCAGATGGAAATGAACTATTTGTCACGTTCCACAGAAGGAGATGAATGGCCTGAGACTAGAGTTCCAGTATCTAATATGCGTAGATTCTTAAAAGGTGATCTTAATAGAACTACAGTTAGATGTAATACTCCTATTCAAGGTGCTGGTGCTGCGATATTAAAGTGTGCATTAGGTAACTTATGGGGCAAAGTCAAAGAAACAGGCGAAGATAAAGTAAGGATTGCAGCAGCCGTTCACGATGAATTGATACTTCTTGTTAAGGAAGATTTAGCAGATGAGTGGGCTGAAATTCTTAAAACTACAATGGAAAAAGCGGAGGCCAAATGGTTAGGTGACGTACCAGCATTAGCCGAAGTGTCTATTGGCGATAAATGGAGCGAGGTTCATTGACGAAAAAAGACCGTATAAACGCAGCACAAAAGCGTATCCAAGAACTACAAACTTTAATCAAACACTGGTCCAAACATAAATGAACAGACTCCCTTTACACAAGTTGGGGGATTTCATAGAAAAAAGAGGATTATCAGTCTTAGGGCATTGTTACAAATGCAATAAGATTATATTCCGCACCCAACAAGAAGCCAAAAAAGAAGCGTCAGACATGAGAAAACGTGGTTACGGCCATACTTATGTCTATGCTTGCCCAAGAGGAAATGGTTGGCATCTAACATCTATGAAACCTCAGAGTACTAAAACTCCAAAAACTAGAAAACCATCTAAAAGCACACAAACTAAAAAACTAAAGAGGTTTAGAAAATGATTGGTATTTGCAAAAATGAACACGGGTGGTATATCTCCAAGCATAATAAACAGCTTGGAGTAAAATACTACAAGACCTTAACGGAGGTAATGCCTGTTGCCTATGCAGAAGAATATTCGAGTAGATCTAATGAAAGATCTATACAAAGAGATACCAAAGGCAACTACCAAGGATCTGGGTAGTATCATTGAATTTCTCAAAAGAGCTAGAGAAGTTCGCACAGGAAAAACTCAAAAGCGAAGAGAAGCCCGAAAAAAGTATGTGGAAAAGCAACTTGATAAAGCCGATTTACCTTTTTGGTGGTAGAGTAGTACAAGAACAACCTTGTAAATGGCTCTCAAACACGGAAACAAAAGTTATTATCAAGTCCTCATAGACCCTAACAGAGCAGAACTTATAGAAAAAGTAGCTGACAGAGAAGGTATGCGAGGTACTGCATGGGTAAGAAAAGTAACTTATGAAGCCTTAGAACGTGAATATCCTAGCTCTGAATATAAAATCGCTGAAGCCAAAGATGAGTTAATGTGGAGAGAATCTGTACAAAGACGAATTGACGGAAGAAGGCAGAAAAACTAAACAACTTTAAAAAAAAAAAAATGAAAAGAATAACATGGGTCGAGTGCCCAGGCTGTAAGATGTACAGCGATCAGAAGGTCATTCGTTCTGAAAGAAACTCAAAATTTATAACAATCCGCAGACGACTTTGCTATGAGTGTGGACACAAATGGTTTACGATCCAGTATCCAGAAATGATAGTACCTGATATACAGGCTCGTTACGCATCTCGTGAATGACGCTTACGGTGTTGTATCACTTGTCTCAAAATCTTTAACTTCTCGAACCATAAGCGTAATTTATATAGCCTTTTGTTTTTAATTGGTTTTGTTTGTAGGACAGCAACATGAGCTTCAAGTTCTACTACACGCATCATTGCATTAGATAACACAACCTCACTCCTGGCGTGATTTTTCATCATGTCTATACAAAAGGCTTTTAATCTATCTGTATCGTCACAAGCCATAACTTCTCTACATCTAACCTCTACAGCCAACTCTGTCTCAGGCGGCAGCTTCGTAAATATCATTTTCATAAACCCATCATCTTTCATATCATTGCAGATTAGTGGTAGAACCTGGGTACATTCTGGCTTCGATAAAACTTACTGCTTGGTCATCTAACGTATTGTCTGTCTGTTTAGCTATTGCTTTTAACAGATCAATAATCAGTCTCTTCATTGCTTTAGATTTGATAAAAACTAGAAGAATAGGTTTTAGAATTTTTACCATCGTTTTTATGTGTTACTTCCCAAACATAGCTCTTTTGCTAGTATTAGACAAGAATCTTAACTTTTATGGCTGAAGAGAAGAAGAAAAACCCCTTTCAGAAACTTAAGGAAGGTTTAGATGACAAAGAAGAACAACTAGCAATTATCAGTTTATTTGTCAGATTAGGTGTTGTTGTATGGAGTGGATTTATAGTAACTCTTAACTACATATCAATTCCAGGTTATAGTTCAGAACCCAAAGACATCACGTTCCCTGCTTCGCTCTTGACGGGAGCACTCGCAACATTCGGGCTAGAAGGATCTAAGAAAAGTAGTAAGAAAGACGACAAGGTTGCTATGGAAGATGGTATGGTTCAAACTATAAGGGTAGTGACTCCAATCAAAATCGAGGGAGCAGAAGTAATCGACCCTAAACCTAAAAAATGAAAAAGCTAATCCCATTTCTATTTATGCTATCCGCACCAGCCTATGCGGACATGAATCATTCCATATCATCTAGTGTAAAGTTTGAGTCACTTTCAGCAGCTAGTACAGCCGATAAGATTGGCTCGTCATATAGCATAAGCGGTAATAATGTTACAACTGTAGACTCTAATTCGGCAGCTACTATCGGTGGCTTTGGTTCTGCAACTAATGGAGTTCCTAGTATTTCATTCCCTTCTGCGACACAAGCAACTTCGGGAGAAGCGTTCAGTTTCGCACAATCCTATGTGGAAGGAGATGCCACACCAGGCAGTGCAGTTACAGTTGGAACTGTACCAAACTTCAGTGATTTGACCTCAACTTCTGCTGGTAGCGTAGGAACAGCAGCAGTAGCAATAGATAATCACACTATTACGATGACACCAGGAACAGGAACGGGTATCGTGATGAC